CTAGTTGATTTTGCGTTCCGCGTCGGCAACCAACTCGGCCAGCTTGTCCAGACATTCATCCAGGGTCACGCCTTCTACAGGAAATGACGCCTGCGGATACAGAGCTGCGAGTTGAAGTGCGCGAAACAAGGGGCCGCCCATAAAGCTGGGCTGGCCCCGCAACATGGAATCTTCCAGCCCGTGGGTAATGCTGATTTCCAGCACACCGTCGGATTCATCCAGCGCCGGGCGCTCGGCAAGCGCAACGTTGAGCAATTCGCAGCGCTGCGCCACGGTGGTGTGCATGTTGATCAGCGGTGCGGTGTTCCGCAGCAAATGGCCCAGCAACATGATGTGGCGATCCAGTTTCACTGCCTTACGGTTCATGTCTTCAGCGCAGCCAGCCCAGGCGCGGACCGAATCTACTGCGTTCGTAAACTCATACGCATACAGCTCGGCCTCGCGACGATTCTTCATCGCATCTGCGTTGAAATAACGGCTGGTGGCCTCAGCCGCCAGAATCGCCCGCTTGATTCCAACCAGCAGTGCGGCGGCGGGGATAAACAACATTTGCTGTTTGTAAGCGGCAGTTTTTTTATTCTCACGGCGATTGGCCATGATGGGTTCCTTTCTAAGATGCCAGGGATTTCTGGCACGGTCGGTGATCAAAGTTGATTCGGATATGGGGAAATACGGTAAAGCACCATCTGACATGCCAGCTGGTTCAAGGCGGAGGAATACCGGAAGCAATTTCTGCCTGGCGCAGGGTCGGGGCATGCAAACCGGTGGAACGGATGCCAGGACGCTTCGGCGACAGCTGCAGCGTGACCGGAGGAGTGATATGCCTCATCGCCTTCCCCCGCATCGCTGGCTGAACTCCTACACTAAAGATAGAAGTTGCTGATTCCGGCTCACCGAATGCGACCTCGACCAAAGCCGGTTCATGTACCCCTGCCAGCCCGCACGCGTTTGCCAGCGCGGCCAGGTTGGGTGCATTCCGGACCATCACGCGCAATTGGTGCAAGACATCGGCGGACAGCACTCCGGCACGCGTAACGTGCTTGACGATACTGTCCGCCAGGGGTGCCTTCTCCTCACGCGAGAATGTGGCGGGTTTAGAAAGACCGAAAGGCTTGCATACTTCGTCGTAGAAGCGCTTCTGCATCCGGGCCAGCTTGTGTTTGTTGCCAATGACCATGCTGCCCTGCAGGCGCCCATTCCTCAGCGGCACAAACAGCACATGGGCGTGAGGCGAGGTTTCATCGCGGTGCACAATTGCGGACAACATCGGGCAATCCAGCCAGCTTTCCAGCCACGTCATTGCCGCCTTGAAAAAGCGATCCTCGTCCGCCCGCAGCAGTGCTTGCTTGGGATCGATGACCACTTCAAACATTTGGATCAGATCCTTGCGCCAGACTTCTGCACGCTGATCCAGGATGAACTGGTTCATCAGCGCAATGATTTCCTCAGGCGTAGCGGGGCCGTACAACACCTGGTTCAGGTGGATGCGGGCAGGATCAATGCGGTCGCCGGGGCGGCCCTGCAATTCTGCGGCGATGCAACGCAGATTATGGCGGGCCGCGTTGAGGGGAGTTTGGGACGCTTTTGCACCCCCATTAATACGTGCGACCTCAAGATAAGCAGCCATAGTTACGCTGCCCCCGTCGCGCTGCTCTCCGCTTTCTGAGACAAGTAAATCCTGACTGCGCCTACTGAAAAGCGCGTGCAACGGGCAGACAAACGAATGGGACGAGGGAAAGCCGGGTCGGTCTTAATGTCGCGCCAGATCGTGGAAACACCACGCTCAAGATAGGCTGAAAGGGTATTGATACTGACCAATGCCGAATCTGGCAGGTCGTCAAATTGTTGCAAGAGGTTCAGGTTCATTGCGGGATCTCCCGGTTGTTGTATGACCGGAGAGATTCAACCGCCAAATCACGAGCCTGTTTTCCTCTTGGGACTAATGTCTGCCCAATGGGGCCGATGTCGTGCTCTTGTCTTCTGTTGTCTTATCCTTCACGGCTCTCATGCCATCGGACCAGCGCTTTCCCACATGCTTCCAGAGTAAATTCAGCCAGATCCAATTTTGTGGTTTGCCAGATCACTAATCGTTTTGCCCGGTTCGCACTTTTAAGGCATTCCACTTTGTCTTCGGCCCATGTATAGAGCAGGCGCATCACCTCTTGCGGAGACGCGCGGTCAGATGTTTGGCATTCGATTTCCCAGGCCGCCTTGATGGCCAGTTTTGTGATCTCATTTCTGCCGAGGTATCCTGGCGGTGTAACGGGTGGCGGGCGTTTTGGTAGTGGATGGTCTGTAGCCAGGTATTCACTTAACCAAGCGTCAAGTTCACTTTTGCTTAAAACGATCATTCGTAAAACGTTAGGGTTACAGTCTTTATCATTAAATACTTCACGCATCGCCGTCGTTGCTGCGATAGCTTCCCTGACAGGAGTGCGCCTTCGATCAACTTCAATGTTTATTGAGTATGAGTAACTCATCCTTTGAGAACGGTGGGTTACCTGTTCGTAGAAAGCAGGGAGCTGGCTTTGCAAGATGGCATTGGACAGTGCCTTTTTGATCTGTTGCGTTTGCCCATCGTCCCAAATCCCCTTTTTTTCCAATATTTGTACGAGGTCGCTGAAACTTACGAATTCCGTTGCGAATTGGTTAGTCATTGATCAGACCGACACGAAGCGATGTCAAGTTGCCCTGAGGCATCGGTTGTTCACAGAAAGAACACCAATCCGACATCATGCGAGTACGTTTTTCGAAAAGATCACCACGTCGGTACGCTGCTTCCACGGCGTCTCCAACCGTATGTGCCAGCGCCATTTCGGCAACTTCACGTGGGTAAGAGGTCATCTCTGCCGCCCAATCGCGAAACGTCGAGCGAAAACCATGAGTAGTTAAATCCTGACGCCCTAGTCGCCGAAGCAACATGAGCAAAGCCATGTTGGAAAGCGGCTTATCGTCCTTTTGGCCGGGAAAGACGAAAGTGCCATGCAGCTTTTTCGCTTCCAACAGGATGGCTTTGGCTCGTTCGCAAAGCGGAACACGATGAACTTTGCCTGCCTTCATGCGATGCGCTGGCACCGTCCACATGTTCATCGCCACGTCAATTTCATCCCATTTGGCGCCTAATACTTCTCCGGTGCGGGCCGCAGTCAGAATTGCAAACTCTAGCGCTTGGGCGGCCATACTTTCCTGCTGACGGAGCAATTTGATGAATGGTTCTATTTCCCGGAACGGCAGAGCAGGGTGATGATTGACCTTCTGGATTTTGGCACGGGATGGCAGCAGTTGGTCTAAATGACCGCGCCAGCGAGCTGGATTTTCTCCTTCGCGATATCCTCGGACGGTTGCCCATGCCAGAACAGATTCGATGCGGCCCCGCAAACGACTTGCTGTTTCCGCTTTCTCGTGCCAGATCGTCTCAAGGCATTTCATTACGAGCATTGTGTCAACATCGGCGACGGATAAAGACCCGAAAACAGGACTTGCATAACTATTCAAGGTGCTTTGCCACTGAAGGGCATGCTTGGCATTTTTCCAGCTGGCTTTATGCGCTTGAATGTAAGCCCCTGCACATTCATCGAAGGTAAGTGATCTGGCTGCTTGAAGTCGGCTAGCGCTAATCTTGGCTCGATGCGCATCAATGGGATCAATCCCCTGCAGGAGGAGTTGCCGGCTGGACAAAGCGTGCTGTCGGGCATTGGCCAGCGAAACGGTATGAGTGGCGCCAAGCCCCATTGCACGGGAATGCCCGTGAAGTGTGTAACGAAAAATCCAGCTTTTTGATCCCGACTTGCTGACTTGCAGCCAAAGACCACCCCCATCGCCGTAATATCCCGGCTCAACTTTGCGTGAAACCGCTAACGCGGTCAGTTTATGAAGTGTACGTGCCATGTTCTCTTCAACCCACGTTTCTACCCACATTTGTAGGTTGGATTCTACCGTGCTTCCTGAGAGGAAGAAAGATATAAAGTACTAGTAGGCTATTGTTTTAAAGGTATATTTAATCTGACGTGGGACTTTTTTGGAGCTATCCGAGGCGGACCCTCTCTCCGCCAGCAGAATTCAAGAACGGCGCGGCCTCAGGCTTGCGCCGTTTTTATTTGGCACACATTTGGCACAGAAAGCATCGATTCAAGCTTGTTTTTCTCTCTGCTTCGATCTGCCATGTCGATCCATCTTGAGTAGACCTCCAACAGCATTTTCATGCTGGTGTGCCCCATCTGCCGACTCACCCACATCGGGTTTGCCCCAGCCATCAAGTTCAGCGTCGCGAAGGTGTGACGCGTCTGGTAGGGCTTGCGGTACCTGATGCCGGTTTTCTTCATCACCTGAGTCCAGACCTTCCATAAGACCTGTGGAAAGCTGTAGGCTTCACCGGTGTTCGGATTGGTAAAAACCTCTTTGCCGCGTAGGTACGATTGCTCTCTTTGGCGTTGCAGCGCCGCGAGGGCCCGGCTGTTCAGTTCTACATCCCGAATGTTCCCGGTTTTTGTCCCCTTCACCTCCTGACCGACCTTGGCCCGCTTCACCCGGGCAAGATGCAGGTTCCAGTCAATATCCTCCCAGCACAGTCCCATCAGTTCGGATGTCCGCATCCCCGTAAAGAAAGCGAACTCGAACAGATTGGCATGCTGCGGTGACACCTCCCGAAACTTTGCGATGATCAGGTTTGCCTCTTCCAGGTTGAATGGATCAGGCGGTTCCTTCTGGCTCTTCACGTTCCTCAAACGCGCGGCCGGGTTGACTTCAATGAGCCCGTCAATGAAAGCCAGGTCAAATGGCTGCCGAATGACGGTGGCGGTGTTGTTCCGGCTCTTCATGCTTCCCCATTCAATGTTGCCGAGCAGGGCGGCCAGATCGCTGTACTTGATATCGCGAATCAACTGATCGCCAATCACCGGTAGAACATGGTGATTAAGGCGTTTCCGGTAATCATCCAGGGTGGACGATGCCAGATGCGAATTTGCTTGCATCCAGCGCGTTGCCACTTCCCGGAATGTTGGCCCAGATTTGGCCTGTCGCTGTTCCTCGGCAATCTTGCTGTCCGGAAAGAACGCGGCATAGTCGAACTGGCCAATGGCGATCAGCGTCTTGATCTCGTTGCGCAGCTTTGAGGCGTTTTTCAGATTCGCCGGGGTCGGGTCCATCTTCAGGGTTTCCCATTGGCGGGAACCCTTCCACATGAACCAGATCCTTATGCTGCTTTCGCGGGCGACAACACCTGGGAACTGTATCGTTGCCCCTCTACCCATTTTTCATATCCCTCCAAGTCGATTAACACATGCCTGTCCGGAGCGCGCCGGTAGTGGACGCCCTCTATCCAGACCCCTTCATGAATCTTGCTGCGTACAGCACGATCAGAACAAGGTAACCCAGCGCGTCAGCTTCCAGGCCGGTCAGAAACTGAGGATCGCTTGATGACCACGCCGCAAATCCAGATTGGCGCAGAGTCCCAGGGTGCAGCCGCCGCTATGGCGCCAGAAATGCTCACGGTGACGGATAGTGCAGGGCGCCAGATCGTCCTGAAAAAGCCGGGTGTACTTGCTCAGTACCGTGCAGTTGAAGCGATGGGTGCTTCAGCTGAAAACCGCGTGTACATGCAGATGGTGCTGCCGATCTTCTATGTCCAGATGATTGACGGTCTGCCGGTGGCCACGCCCTCCACCAAGCCGCAAATTGAAGCGCTGATCCAGCGTCTCGATGAGCATGGCCTGGCTGCGGTTATCGACGGCATGGCTCAGATGCAGCCGAAGTCCGAAGATGAACACAAGGATGCGGTAAAAGACTAGCCACCGGGCCCATCAGGGAATGTCTTTGGTTGATCCGGAACGGCATTCCCGCCGAGGTGGCTTTTGACATGCCGGATGCCCAGCGCGAGGCATGGTGCATCGTGTTTTCTGAGCTGGAAAGCGGGCGCGAGTTTGACTGGAATGCCTGGCAGTTCAAGGAGCCAAAAGCACCATGAAACAGCTATCCAGTCTAGGTGAACTGGCCGAAGTGTTCACCAAAAACACGCTTGGCATGATGGTCACCATGCAGGCCGGGCTTGAGAAAGCCGCTGTGGTCGTTGAAAAGGACGCAAAACAGCGCATTGGCGAATATCAGGAAGCGGAAGGACCGTTTCCTGCATGGGCCGAGCTATCTGATTCAACCAAAGAGGATCGGGCAAGACAGGGATACACCGAGAATGACCCGCTTTTACGGTCAGGTGACCTGCAGCGTTCGATCGAGCATGAAGTGGGATACACCGAGGCGGTGATCGGCTCGAAGTCGCCTGTCGCGGCGTACCAGGAGTTTGGCACTTACCGCATTCCGCCGCGGCCCTTTCTCGGGCCCGCTGCATTCCACAACAAAAAGCGCATACAACGCATTCTTGGCGCGGCCATGGTCAGCGGCCTGGTTGGTGGCTCCCCGGTTCATGCACTGCTTGGGTACGACGGTGATGTCTAGCTGAACAGCGAAGCTACGATGACGTAGCACAGAAAGATGCCACAACCCAGAAAGAACAGGCCGATAAAGAGGCCAAGTATGCTGAGCTGAAGAATGGCAATCCGTTGCAATAGCGGCATTTGATATTTGAATCGGAGCCGTTCTATCGGCTGGCGCGGGATATGCATCTGGCGAGGGTACTGCACCCAGCCGGTTTTATCGGCCAGCCACTCCTGGAAGCGGTACCGCAAAGGAATTGTGGACATGTTTGAAGCCTATGAAGTCGCAGTTAAGCTGAAGCTGGTGGACCAGTTTAGCGGCGTAATGGGCATGGTAGTAAATCGCCTGACCAGTGCAAACCACTCCGCTACCGAATTGCAAAAAAAGCTGGATGGCATCGCCCGTACATTCAAGACCGGGCTGCTTGTGACCGGAGCCGGCTTTGGCATGGCCATGGCGCTGAAGGCCGCCACCAACGAGGCGGTGAAGTATGAGCAGCAACTCAACCGACTCAAGGCGTTGAACCTCGGTAGTGCAAATACTAACCATCTTGCCGACCGAGCCGCACAGATTGCCCGTACCACCAAGGGTATGAGCTATACCGAGTCGCTGAAGTTGATGACGGAAGCTCAGTCCATCACCGGCAACGTTGAGCACACCCTTGATCTGGCGCCAGTGCTCGCCAAGATGCGTTTCGGCATGGAAACGTACATGTCCAGCGGTGGCAAAGGCGAGGGGCATGGAGCCCAGGCTGAACGCCAGTTTATGGACGTGGTGAAGGTCATGGAATTGCGCGGGCTGATGCGCAATTTCAACGAGGACAAACTGAACTCCCTCGCGGATCTGTTTGTGAAGAACTATGCCGCATCTGGCGGCCAGGTGAAGCCCAGCGACTTCCTGGCAATGATGAAAACAGGCGGTATTGCCTCGAAAGGCATCAATGAAGATTTCATGTTTGCCTTAGGGCACATGATGCAGGAAAGCGGCGGCAACCGATCCGGTACCGCGCTGATGAGCACCTACCAGAACCTGATTGCCGGGCGCACGACGCAGCAGGTTGCCGAGCAACTGCAGAAATATGGCCTCCTGAATCCAGGCTCCATCGAATACGGCACTACTGGGCACATCAAGAAAATCAAGCCAGAAGCACTCAAGCAAACTGAGATGCTGATGGCGAACCCGCTGGATTACCTGAACAACGTCATCCTGCCGGCGCTGGCCAGCAAGGGTGTAGACATCAACAACCAGAATCAGGTGTTGATGAAGTTGAACCAGTTGACCAGTAACCGGACGGCGTCCAACTTTCTCGGCCAGTTGTACATGGACCGCACACCGCTGGCGAACTACGTCAAGCAGGCCCATGGTGCAATGGGCGTCAACCAGTTGTATGACCAGAGCGCCAACTCTGTGGTTGGCAAGGAAATCGACCTCCGGGCCAAGTTGCTCAACCTTGAGAAGACCCTGGGTGATGCCGCGTTGCCGATCCTGGTCAAAGCGCTCGAAACACTTGTGCCGCTGGTGCAGGAATTTGGTGCCGCACTGGAAAAGCATCCGACCTTGATCAAGGCGGTGATGTTCGGTTTTGCTGGCCTCGCCGCTTCGATGATGGTGGCAGGGCCGTTGATGATGCTGACTTCTGGCTTTAAGGCTGTTGGGCTGGCAGTTTCCGTGCTGAATGGTGGTGGCGTTGGCGGTTTGCTGACGCTGGCTGGCTCGCTTACCAATATCTCCAGCCTGATCATGAAGATCGGTGCAATGGGTGGTGGCCTTGGCGCAGCCGCAATGGTGACCGGCGCTGGCTTGGGCGGTTATGCGGTAGGCACAGCCATCTACAACAACATGAAAACCGAGGACCAGGACGCCATTGGCCGCACCATCGCGCGCGGTCTAGCCCTGTTCGGCAGCAAGGACGCTGAAGAAGCTTTGGCGGCAGAACGCAAAAGTGGCTACGTGCAGCCCAAAGCAGCGCCAAACCCGCTTCAGGTTACAGTTCCGGTGCACATCGACGGCAAGAAGGTTGCCCAAGTCATGTCGCCATATCTTGCCGCCCAGACGGGCCGGGCAATGAGCGGCGGCGCGCTGGACGGCAATCTGATGGTGCCTATGCCAGGAACAAATTGATCTTCATGTTGCGGTTACATTTCGAAGTCCATGCCTTTATCGCGGCTGCGGCCAATGGACCTTGTCATTGTGTGCTGTTGTGTTAACTGACGGGTGAGCACCAGATGATGCTCGTAGTCTTCGAGTGTATGCACCTCAACGACGTTGTTGTCATTGTCCAGCCCGATCACTGATTGAAGTTGCTTCATGCCGAACCCACCACCTGAGTCTGGTGGGTTCTTATTTTTGAACGCGGTCAGCTTGACCAGATAGTTATCAAACGCGGCTTTATCTGTGCCGTGATTAAAGAACTCTTTCCACTTCTGGAATGGCACTGCCCGGGAGAAATAGGTGAGCGCGCTCAAAGCAAAATTGTTGTCTTCGGTCATATAGCCATAGACAAGCAAGTGATGGCTGTCAGAGCCACGCAGTGTAGCTGCGGCTGTGGCGTAGTCTGTGTATTTCTTGGCTTCTGAACCGAGAGAGTCTTCGTCTTTCTTGAACTCTACAAGAAACCACTTTTTACCGAATGCGCCAACCAGATCACCAGCACGCTCTTCGTCACCATCCAACGGTGCAAAGAATGAGCGTGCGTTCTCTGGTGCTACTCGGTGCAACATCAGAATGAAAGCGTATTCGACTGTCTTTTCCCACCATTTCTTGTTGTTACTACTAGTCATGTTTGAACTCCTGATTAGGGAGCACACATTTTGTAGGAATGACAAGTAAAAATGAATTCAGCCAGAATTGGCAGTTGCGCGATGGTAGTTATTCAAGGTACCTAAAATGAGCCAGACGACTCTCCAACTCGGCGATTTCGTGTTTCAGGACATGGAGATCCCCGAGTCAATTCCGTATGGGATTGAGCAGCGGCTGGCGATCAAGAAGCTCCCTGGTGGTGTTCGCGTTATCGACGCCTTGGGCCCGGATCCGGCACCGTTGGAATGGTCAGGTACCTTTTTTGCGCTACCCGGGTTTACCGCCAAGCAACGCGCTGACCAGATTCAACAGATGACGACAGCCGGCCTGCCGGTTGATCTCATCTGGGATGACCTGTTTTACACGGTGGTGATCAGGAGCTTTGTTCCTGATTACCGCCTGGCGCACATTCCGTACAAGATTATTTGCGAGGTGCTGCTTGATCGCACCTCTGATTTCTCGTTTCTTGCAGAGCCGGCCCCGGGCCCTGACGAGCTGATCACTGATGATCTGAACAGTGCAAATACGCTGAGCAGCAGCATTGGCGATAGCACGCTGTCTGGCTTGATGGCGACGGTTTCCAGCGCAGTCGGACAGGTCAACACGTTCGTGAATGCCACGCAAAGCACGATCAACAGCGTGCTTCTGCCGGTGCATGCAGCAGCAACCCAAGTCGCTTCGATGATCGCCACTGTGGACAACACACTGGCAAGTTATGGCGTTCCCGGTGGCGTGCTGCCATCAGCATCCACTGCAGCCAATATCGCCACGCTGACCAGTTGCATTGATTCGGCCAACTTGCAGACTTCGCTGACCCAGTTGCAGGGACTATTGGGGCGCATGTCGACCAACCTCGGCCAGATCAACTCCAGCGTGCGGACGGTCACCGTCAGCGGCGGCAATCTGTACGACATCGCTTCGAAGGAATATGGCGACCCGACGGCCTGGACGATCATTGCCAACGCTAACGGGCTCCGTGATCCGACACTGAGTGGCGTGAATACCCTGGTGATTCCCCCGTATAACAACACCACTGCAGGCGTACTGACACAATGACCTACCCATTCACCCAGCCGCTGGGGCGCACGCCTCGGGGCGTGGTGAAGCTGACCGAGAACAAGCAGTATAACGGCACGCCGCAATATGGCTATTTCACGGTGGTGGTGAACGATGGCACGGGTAACCCATCATCTACAGTGCTCAACGCGGTAGCCAATGCCGTTGACGCTGTGCGGCCGCTGGGTTCCAGCTTTGGGGTTCACGGCCCGGTGGTAGTGGCAGCAGCGGTTGCCATGACGATCACCACTGCTGCCGGCTATGTGCATGCCACTGTCGCCGCTCAGGTGCAGGCCGCCATCGTGGCGTATATCAACAGTCTGCAGTTGGGGCAAACGCTTTATTTCTCGCGCCTGACCCAGATTGCGTTTGATGCCTCCCCGGGCGTTGCGAGCGTGGTCAGCGTGACCCTGAATGGCGGGACTGCCGACCTGACCGCATCGGCTCAACAGGTCATTTCGACCAACTCCGGATCTGTGGTGGTGAGCTGATGGCGACAGGTGATACTCAAGACATCCTGTCGAGATTGATGGGCTATCTACCGCGCGGCTGGTTCGGCTCAAACTCTCCCATCATCACTGCGCTGATGACGGGTATCGCGGCAGTCTATGCGCCGATCTACGCCATGGTGATTTTCTTCCAGGCACAGACCCGGCTTCAAAGCTCGTCGGGTGGCTGGATCGACCTGTTTGCAGCGGATTTCTTCGGTAACACACTGCCGCGTAACCTGAATGAGACGGATCAGGCATATATCACCCGGATCCAGTTGAACTTGCTGCAGGAGCGGGCTACGCGGCCGGCAATGGTCAAGGTACTGACGAACCTGACCGGCTTCGCGCCGATCATCTTTGAGCCGATGAACCCGGCAGACACCGGCTGCTACAGCTCAGGCGCGCCTGGCTTCTACGGCGTGGCCCGTTTCGGTTCGCTTGCGGCGCCGTTCTCAGCCCTGATCACCGCATACCGGCCCAAGGCATCAGGCGGAAACCTCGGCGCTGCCTATATGAATGCCGCAGCATGGTCGGCGTTTTCTACGCCGCTGTCGCACGGCTATTACGGCTCCCTGGCGGACGAAACAACGTCAGTGAGCGATCAGGCCATTTATGACGCCATTAACCTGACCCGGCCAATCGCCACCAATGTGGGTGTTGCCATTCTGAATCACCCCTGATTTCCATCACGCATGAACCAACAGCCCGCCATTGAGCGGGCTTTTTTTATGGGAACACCATGGATCGTCCGCTTACATACGTCGGCTCCCAAGTCTATGAATGGGTAGACAGCGCTGCAGCGCAGTTTGCAATGACCGCGCTGGCAAAACTGACCTCTGCCATGTTTGGCACCAGCACCACCGTCAATGGCCTGGCGGCTGCGCCCACGTCTCCGGCCACCATGGCCATCAACATCGGACCGGGCGAGATTTACCAGCTGGCCCAGCTGGAGGCGACGGTAGCCGGCACGCTGCCCGCTGATACTACGCACCAGATCATGAAGCAGGGGGTGCAACTCAACACGGTCACCACGGCCACCTTTACGCCGCCAGGCACTTCCGGCCAGTCAATCAATTATCTGATCGAGGCGCAGTATCAGGATCAGGATGTCAGCATTGACCCCACCACTGGCAACAGCCCTGTGGTGATCCAGTTCTACAACGCTGCCAATCCGGCGACGCCGTGGTCTGGCCCGAACAACTCCGGCAGCTCGTCCAATACGTTCCGCAAGGGGGTTGTGGCGCTGCAGGTCAAAGCGGGCACGCCGGCCACGACTGGCAGCCAGGCTACACCTGCGCCTGACAGCGGCTGGGTAGGGGTGTGGGTTGTCACTGTGGCGTTCGGTCAAAGTACGGTCGTTGCCGGCAACATCAGCCAGTACGTCGCTGCGCCGATCCTGCCTACCGCACTGCTGCCCTCGGTAATCAGTGGCAACCTGACCTTTGGTACCGACAATGGCTCTGCCAACGTTGTGCAGGCCACTTTCCCGATTCCAATCACCAGCCTGACCGACAACATGGAGCTGTGGGTGAAGGTCAAGGCCAACAACAGCGGCGCCACGACCTTTACTCCGAACCTTGGCGTGATCGCCGCGGCCCCTGTTGTGGGAGCGGCCCATGCAGCGCTGCAGGGCGGTGAGCTGGTCGCCAGCGGCCGGGCGTTGTTCGTCTACCGTGCAGACATCACCTCCTGGGTGCTCGCAGAGTGCACTGGCGGCGCGCAGCAAGTCGCACAGGCCACCGCGAGCAGCCAGGCCGTGCAGTTCGGGCAGGTGTCAGGCGTCGCGGGCCAGGTCAGGAACTTGGTGCTGAACCAGACCGCTGCTGCGGCGACGGCAACTGTCACCGCTGATGAAATCATCGTAGAAACGGCGCTTGGCGGCCTGCGGTACTGCCTCGCCAATTTCAATAAGTCGGTGAACCTGGCAACGACTGGCGCCGGCGGCATGGATACCGGCAGTGCGCCGGTTTCCGGCTTCGTCGGGCTGTATGCGATCTATGGCACGGCCGGCACTGCGCTGCTGGCGGTGAACGCGACGAGTTCCGCTCTGCCGACCATCTATGGCGGCGCAAACATGCCTGCAGGATATACCGCATCGGCGCTCATTGCGGTGGTTCCGACCAACGCCAGCAGCCAGATCGTGGCGTGCGTAGTGCAAGACCGAGACGTAACCATTGGTTCGGTCACCGCTCTTTCGACCGCGACACCGCAAAGTTCGTTTACCTCGCTGTCGCTGCCGATTCCGCCCAATGCAAAGAATGTTTCGCTGAACACCAACACGACCAGCACATCCGCAGGCGCAATAGCGGTTTGGCAGATCGCTACCACGTCTAACGCTCTGGGGGGGGTTGTGTCTCAGATTCCAACGGCAACGGGGTATGCGGCATCAAATTCGATCATCAGGTTGATGGTGTCCGTCGCCAAGACGGTCTATTACATCGCGACAGTGAGCGCTGGTACACCAGCTTTCCAGCTCAATATCACCGGCTACACCTTCTGAAGGAACTGGCATGATCATCTACGTTCAGTATGCTGACAGCACAAAGGCAAAGATCACTGCCTATTTCGCTGCACCGCAAGACGCCGAGGCATACCCGAATCAAGGCGAAACGGACACGTCTGATCCACTCTGGAAGAGCTATTACGACGGCTTCCCAGCATCAATGCAGGCCAACCTGCCCGCGCCAATGGCTAGCTAATCAAGTTACAATGCCCCGGCAATTGAATGGGCCGGGGCATTGCAAACGGCAAAACAAAGATCAGAAATTGGCCAAGGTTAGAGTTAAATGAAGTCCCAAGCCGCGCTGGATATCGTTTCAGAAAAAAAGCCAAGATCAGAAGAAATTGACCTTGCTAAAGGGCTGCTCACCATATCGATGGTGTTTACCCATGTCGTTCAGTTTCTTGGCCATGGCGATAGTCTCTTCCAGTTCTATTTCTGCACCCTGACCAATGTTGGCGCGTTCCCCGGGTTCTACTTCTTCTTCGGATTTGCCGCCTGGCGCGCGTACCTTGGCAAAGAAAAGACCCCAGTAACGGCAGTGTTCTGGACCGCTTTCAAGTGCTATCTCGCCTTCGTAATATCCGGCGTTTGTTTCCTGCTGCTCTATTCAAAACAGCCATTTGGCGGGGATTTGGTCTGGTCAGTTGTATTGCTGCAGAAAATTCCAGGGTACTCAGAGTTTTTGATTACCTTTGCCTTTTTGCTGGTGACGGCAGTAGCGTGCAAACGCCTGATTGTTAAAGCCACAAACTCATATATCCCATTGCTTATCACGTCAGCAGTACTGATCTCGGTGTCGTTTTTTCCAAGAGACGCGGGTCAATCTTTCCTGCCGGAATATCTCTGGGAGATTGCGCACATTTGGGCCACCGGGCATGGTTTTGTTGTGTTGCCATTTTTTGGCTATTTCCTTGCTGGTGCTTATTTTGCTCGGCATGAGCCAAAAATACCGGAATGGGTGTTTGGTGTATCGCTGGCATTGATCAACATATTTATTGGCCTGTGGGTTTACGGGTACCATCCTTCAAGATTTCCTGTTTATCCGCCCTGGATTTTGTGGGGAATCCCGGTTGTCTATGCCTACTACTGGCTCGGCCGCTTCATCGCCCAGCGCGGCCCGGCGCCAGTGAAAACATATCTGAACCTGGTCGGCCAGAACGTGCTGCTCTATTTGCTGATCAGTAACGTGATCCTCTTCACCATCACCGGCAACAAGATCGTAGACGGCGTGGACTGGCAGCACATGTACATCCCGTTCCTGGTGATCATGGCGACAGTCCTGTTTTTGCAGAAGATCACCGTCAAGCCCCGCGCATAAGCTGCGCACGCCCAACAAAACAAGCCCCCATCTGGGGGCTTTTTTCATTTCTGGAGTCCTGATGTCCCAAACGGAATTGCTGCTGTCAGCAGTCACCGGGCTGCTCAGCGTATTGCTGACCATCATCGGCTGGCTGGCGGTGACGCTTTACAACAAGCATGAGCGGTTGCGTTCCGACCATGAAGCGTTGCGCGTGGAGGTGGCTCGGGATTACCTGGCCAAGAGTGAGTTGCGAGAAGTGTTTGCTGACTTCAAGGACGACATTCACAAGCTGATTGGCGAACTGAAAGAAGACCTTCGCACATCCATGTGGCAGGACCGCCGCCACGCTACTGAACGCCGGCACGGGGACTGACCATGATTCTGAACCTGATGATTGCCGAGCTGCGCCGCGATGAAGGAGTGAAGTACACCCGATATCTGGACACGAAGGGCATCCCCACTACCGGAGTCGGCCACAACTTGCAGGCCAAGCCGCTGCCGCCCGGGTGGACTTACCCACTGAATGACACCCAGGTAAACCAGCTGCTGAGCACTGACCTGCAGGACATCTTTTCCGGGCTCGATGCCAGGCTGCCTTGGTGGCGCAAGCTCGACGAAGTGCGCCAGCGGGTAATTACCAATATGGCATTCAACCTCGGCGTGGATGGGCTGATCCAGTTCAAGAACACGCTCGCCGCCGTGCAACGCGGTGACTATACCGCTGCGGCCAATGGCATGCAGGCTAGTGCCTGGTTTGTGCAGGTTGGCGCGCGGGCCCAGCGGCTGGTGCAGGCCATGCAAACCGGCGTGATGCCTGCTGCCTAGCAATACTCCCCAACAAAGCGAAAGCCCCGAACTGTGTCGAGCAGTCGGGGCTTTCTTGTTTCCACCCTCTGCAGAACCAGAAGGGAGAAGTTGATTGAATTATAAACGCTTTTTCATGAGGTTGACTATGCAAAACGGCCTTGAAGTAAGTGCGCCATCTTCCAGTGAACTTCTGCGTGCCGCAGCTTTTGCGATTCGCCTTGTTTCTGCTGGATTGACCGTCTGGATGATTGTTCACGCTATCCGCTGGTGGTGAAAATGGCAGAATCATTGCAGACCTTTGACCTGATCGATCTGGCCAAATACACCAAGGAAGGCCAGTACTCCCCCACCGCATCCAAAGACTTCCATCTGTTCTACGTGGGCCGTGACAACGTCCACGAGATCCTCAAACACGTGCTTTCCAGGGTGTCGGTCTCGCTCTACCTGAACATGTTCGGCTATGACGATGACGAGCTGAACGACTTGGTGATGGACATCGTTCATAACCCTCAAATCACTTGCCTGATCACCCTGGACAAGTCGCAGGCCGGCGGCGTGCATGAAAAGAAGTTGTTGGACTCGGATGCCGCCAAAGACCCGGTAGGCTTCAATACCCACTTTGTCATCGGCCAGTCCGCTACACACCAGATCAGTCATACCAAGGGCTTTGTCGCCGACGGCAAGGTGGCGGGCGAAGGCTCGACCAACTGGAGCAATTCCGGTGAGGGCACCTTTGTGCTGAAGGGTCAGGCCGGCGGCACCGGCTACAAGGCACAGAACAACACGCAAACCATTTTCACCGACCCTGACGCGGTGATGCGCTTCCAGAACGAACTGATCGCGGAGCATATCGCTGCGCATCGCATGCCGTACACCTCTTTCCGGGCAGGCTGGCGCTGGATATGCGAAAACAATGGACTTAAAAACCACCTCAAGGGCGGTTGGGCCAGGGGGCCGAGTGTTCTTCTTTTGTCTGCCAGAACCAGAAAAGCTATCCTCTAG